TGGCACGCTTCTTGCATTGTGCAGTGCGTCAGGAGGGATTTGCGGCGCTGCCGCATAGGGATGGGCGAATTGCGGGAAGTGAGGGAGACCCCCGAGGGCCCCCTTTGAGAGGCTCAAGGCTAAGCGGTGAGCGGGCGCGTAGGTTCAACCCGCAACCAGCAAATTGGGAAGACGCAACCAGCAAATTGGGAAGACGCAACCAGCAAAAATCTAGACCCCCACCCGGCATGTTTATTGCAGGGACCCTAGACCGGTTGTTTTTAAAAGGCCGCCGGGGGTATGCTTTGTGCCATGGGCATCATTCGATCAGCAGACAACTTAGCGCGCGAGTACACGGAGGAGGCTATTGAGACTTTGGCCGATATCATGCGCTCGGAGGACAACCGCGATCGGCTCAGCGCCGTAAAGGAACTCCTGGATAGAGGCCACGGTAAGCCCCTCTCTGCAACGATCGCGCTGCCCATCTCGAGGCAACAGGCCGCGGCGCTGGCAGCACTATCGGATGATGACTTGATGGCAGCCGTGACCGGAGCACCACTCCCTCGGCTGATCGAGCAGGCCCCTAAGCACGATCCTTTGCTTGACTGACCTTGCTCCCCAGCAGGCGGCCGCGGAGCTCCTGCGCCGGCAACGAGCGCGCGCCTCCTTGATAGAGTTTAGCCAGGCAATTGACATCCCTGGGGTGCCAATGTTAGATGACCCAACCGAGCTTGAGAGTCCTATTGAACGCATCAAAGTCGCCTACAAACCCGTCGAACAGCGTGTTACCATACACCATTTACTCATGATGCGAGCGATACAAAAATGCATGGAAAAACCCCGTGGCAGAACTATGATTTTCGCACCTCCTGGGAGTGCCAAATCCACCTATGGCGCTGTGCTCGGGCCGGCATGGGGGATGGGGAAGTGGCCGGGCTATCAAGTTATTCTCGGATCATACGCCACTTCGATCGCCGTAAAGCAATCGCGCAAGGTCCGAGCGATCGCACGTAATCCGCAGAGCCAATCAATTTGGGAAAGTAAACCAACATTGATGGATGACCAGCGGGCGGTGGACGACTGGCAATTGTCGAACGGTTCCAGCATGATGGCAGCCGGTCTGCTCGCGGGCATTACGGGTAACCGGTGTGATCTACTGGTCCTTGATGATCCTGTAGCCAATCGTGAGCAGGCCGACTCGCCTACGCTTCGCGAGAAGACGTATAACGAGTACATTGACACGGCCATGACGCGCGCTAAGCCGAAAATGTCGGTGCTGATCATTCAGACGCGCTGGCACGAGGAAGACCTTGCAGGTTCAATATTGCCAGTGGACTATGCCGGTGAATCGGGGCTCATTGATTGTCGTGATGGGCAACGATGGGACGTGCTATCTATTCCGGCAGAAGCCGAACGGGAAGATGATCCCCTCGGACGGAAGCCCGGCGAGTTTCTTTGGCCTGAGTGGTTCCCCCGAGAACACTGGGGCACGTGGCGTGATAACCCTCGCGCGGCTCGTACTTGGGCGGCACTTTATCAACAACGCCCCGCACCTTTCACGGGCATTCACTTTAGCCGCGAGATGTTTCGGATGTACAATCCAGACCTTCCACGGGTAGACGCATGAAACAAATCGACATGAATAATGCCGCATTCCTAGACCTTTACACCGAATGGTGCAAAGCCTGCAAGTTGCCTAAAACGACGGAGACGTTCCTCCTTTGGGAAGAATATTCGAAGCCGCGACTGTCGTTGTGGCAACGTTTTAGGTATTGGCGCGGCATGTGATCAGCATGAGCGACGAGGAAGTCATCCACACTATTCAAGTTGATCCGATAGAACACTATATTCAAGACGGCATAGCATGCGCCCACAACCATGATTTCATGAAGGAGCCTGCTTTTCGCGCGGCATATGCGCGGGGGGTGCAAGCGATCGGCGGGAAGGATACTTACTGGTGGCATTGGCGCGTGCATGTGGGGTTGTGGGCTGCGCGATCGGCGCTGCGGGTCGAAGGGGATTTCATAGAGTGTGGAGTTAATCGCGGGTTTTTGAGCAGCGCGATCATGGAGCACCTTGATTGGAACTCGCTCGACCGCGATTATTATCTGCTGGATAAGTTCGACGGCGGCACACTAATCAACAAAACTTACGAGTACGAGTATGTAGCGGGCTCAAGCTCGGTGCTAGAGAACTTTGCCGAGTGGGAGCGAGCGCACATAGTGGAGGGCAACATCCCAGAAACGCTCGACCAGGTGCCCTCATACGAAATTGCATTTCTGCATATCGACATGAACTGTCCGGAGCCGGAAGTCGCAGCACTCGAGCATTTTTGGGATCGGCTAAGCCCTGGCGCGATAGTTCTGTTCGATGACTACGCATATCAGAATTACGGCGCTCAGAAACGAGCAATGGACATCTGCGTCAAGCGACTTGGCGGGAATATCTGCTCGCTGCCCACTGGCCAAGGGTTGCTGCTTCGGTGACCATTCTGCTGCTTAGCGAGATCCTTGATCACCGCAAGCGCAAAGCGCAGGAGCTTAAGTTCTACACGGAGCAGAAGAAAATCCTCGAGGCGCGACTCGCCATCATCCGCTGCGAGCTCAACCTAACGGATAGAATTTTGAACCTGATCCGCAAAGAGCAACTGGTCGAGATTGCGCCCAAATGATTCAGACTTACGATACCCTCGACGCACTACCCAAGTCGCTGCGAATTTACGGCGCGAGCGATTACGCGACGATGGCCCAGCGCGCGGGCAAGAAGGAACCGGACTATTCTGAGCACGGCGTGTGGGGAATCGATAAGGTCGGAGACCTTTGGGCCATAGACTGGTGGAGTGGGCAAGTCGAGACCGACAAGAGCATTGCCGCGTTCATTCGGCTAGTCGGGATCTGGAAGCCGGTTAGGTGGGCGAACGAAGGCGGGCTCATCGACAAGGCGATAGGACCGGCGATCCGCAGCGCCATGCGCCACGCGCAGAAGTTTGTCGCTATCGAGGAACTCCCCTCGCTTCAAGACAAGGCCATAAAGCTCCAGGCGTTTCACGCTCGAGCGACAGCCGGCACAATTCACCTACCCGTCAAGCGCCAATGGTCGGACGGGCACAACGGGCTGATCGAGCAGCTGGTCAAGTTCCCAGGCGGCCGATGGGACGACAAAGCGGACGTGGCGGGGCTCATTGGGCGCCTCGTCGATCAGATGTTTGACGCCGCGCTCCCGGCGAGAGAACACAAATCTGAGATCATCCCTTTTACGGAAAAATGGATAGAATTCAATGACAAACAGCAAGCCCCTAAGGTAAGATACTGGTAATGCTCGATAAAAACAAACAACGTGAAACCCAGCGCCGATGGCGCGCAGCAAACAAGGATAAAGTTCGCGAATATAACAAGAGAATGTGGGAGAAGAAAACCAAGTTCGAACAGGCCGCGCGATCTAGAAAATGGCGAGCTGCGAATCCTGATAAGAAAGCCGCAGAGTTTAAACGGTACAAAGAGCGCCACCCAAGTTGGTTTAAGAACTACATGCGAGCCTGGCGCCGCAAGCAGCTTGCCGCACCGCCGCCTTATGAACCCCCGGAAAATTGTGAAGCTTGCGGCCGGCTCATGAAACGCCCCAACTTAGACCATTGCCACCTGACCAACCGCTTTCGGGGCTGGATTTGTAATCAGTGCAATGGTGCGCTAGGATTAGCTGGCGACACACCAGAGGCGGTGCGGCGGCTGCTTGAATATATTACGCAAGCCTATGAAGCTATTAATAGGAGACTTCTGATGACCGAGATTACCAGCGCAACTATCGTTGTCCCAGCGCCCTCCGTCATAGTTGACGTAGAAGCCACAATTCGGGCGGAAGTTGCCAAGGCCGTCGCCGCGGCGAAGGCCGAAGAGTCCAAAGTAGTTGCCTGGGTCAAAGGCGTCATTGCCAAGTACTGGCCGCACGTCACCGCCGCAGGCGCAGGTTACGCGGTCGCAGCGTTCGGGGTGATCGACAAGATTCTTAAGTGGATCTGACATGGGCAGCGATTACCACGATCACAACCAGTTGCCGACGGGAATTACGACCCAGGCGACGCCGACCAATTACACGACGCCTGGGGCGATCACCACAGTCACCTCGGTGATCATCTCGACGCCGGTTGCTGCATCGCAACTTTCGACGCAGCAGAACCTAGGACCAGGCATTCTCGCGGCCTATCCGACCATGACAAGCGCCGTGGCGCCTCAGTCGGCGCTGACCAATCCGACACCCGGTGTCATTGGTTCAGGATCATTGGCCGCAGTCGCTGCACAGCTGACAACCGCGCAATACACCAACGTGCCGCCCCCTGGATTGGCCGCGGTCAATGCGCAGATTTCGACGCAGACCAATCCGTCCAATAACACGACCTATGGCAGCGGCGTGGGCGGTGTAGGCGGCGGATTGAACTCGATTACGAGCGCTGAGCAGTCGCTCGCGGTTGTCGGGCCAATCTACATGTCGCCGGGCGGCATTTTGAACAAGGCGCCTAGCACGACCACGACCGGCGGGGGTCCGTGACGAATCAGACAGGGCTAGGGCATTCGCCAGGGGTACCTACCAATTTGCCGACTGTTGTGGCTTCTAGCGCTACTCCGGTTCTCATCGGGCCGCCGCAAGTTTATGGCGTCACGACCCAGGCATTCTCGACAGAAACAACCAACATCTGGCCGGCAGTCTTGACAGAACAGGGTAAGGCGGTGTCTTATTCCAGTTCAACGCCTATTGTTCTGCCCTCAGAATTCGGAATTGCCCCATGATTCATTCGAGACCAGGCTACCAAACCCGCGTCACTCACGAGGGTAAGAAAGCACCGCCGCCGGCCAAAATCCAACCGGACATGCAACCGGCGATCATGAAACACACGACCGCCACGGGCGCAACTAAATCACCGCTTGCGCAGAGCGAGCAACCGAGTCTTCCCGTCGAGAGAATGCAGGCGGAGGCGGAGGCCGCATTCAAGCGGATGCAGGAGAAGGCGCGGCAGGCCGGCCCCGAGCTGCTAGTGAACCCGGCGCCGTCCGCAACGCCCGTCATGACTTCGCCACACAAGGAATAGTGTGACTTCCGGCGCATCCAACGGCCCAGCAACGCCCGGCGGAGGCGGCGGCATTCTCACCGACCCGCG